TACGTCGAACTGTTGTTGGGTCACTCCCCACCCCTTAGAGCCAGTTAAATAGTCTGTGAGACCGCCACCACCGAAATGGGTCATAAAGCTAAGAGGATAGTCTGTAGACAAAAGAGGAGTTGTGTCGCTTACCGAACTCCACCAAACTGCGTGAGTTTTATTAAGACGTGTCCCCTCATAATCAACAGTGCTGGTTGTTTTGTTAAAAATAACTAGAAGTCTATTATCTGTTTGCTTATCGGCATTTACTGCTATAACATTTCCCCAATCTGCCTCTATATTTGTTTGAGTAAATGTAACTCCTCCTGTACTAGTAGAGTCATAGGCTGTCCAGCTTGTGCCGTTATTTGTAGACTTAACCAAAGCGCCTTTTATAAATGCCCACACCGTTCGGTGAGTAGTTTGAGAAGTTCCCAAAGCTAGAGAGTAAGCTTTATTTTCGGTAGTAGAACCAACGTCTGGAAGAGACGCAAGATTAAAGTTTGTAATCGATATACTACCTAAAGGATCTGTCACTCTCCACAAGCCCGTAAGAGGGCAGGCTAACCAAAAACTATCAGATAATTCATCATATTCATAAGCAGAAACATAAGATAAAGTAAAAGCAGGATAATTTGTAGAGTTTATTCTTATAAAAATATCATCTACAAAATTTGAAAAGATTATTTCTTTTGAAGTAACTTTAACTCTGTGTATATCACTATTTTTATAAAGTTCATCTGCTTCAAAAACGTGAGAGTTGGGAGACGACCATGCTGAAGTATCATTATCAACTTTGTACATTGGGCCATAGTTAAATACTCCGTCAGGTTTTTCAGTACTAAGACTATCTCGGTTTAGTTCATAGCCTCCAATAACATTTAATTGTCGGGGAGTAAACGTGTTGTTAGTCCAGCCAGTGAAATATCTCTTCATAAAAGAGTATTCAGCTACACCAACTCCTCCACTGCTACCGGAAAAGTCTATTTTCCAATATTCGGGAATTCTTGGATTATAATTTTCTGTATTGAGAGTGAGAGTGGCATCAGTAGTAGGAATCTCATTCACATTGAAAAATGGAGTAGTTGGAAGATTAGTTTTTGTTTGGTAAGATTGTGTCTTACTGAAAGTTGAGGGAATAACAGAACCCCAAAGCATCCAATGACTAGAACTTGCCCCAGGGCCTACTTTAATTGACCCAAGTATTGCCCCAAATCCTTGAGTGTTTGTATTAATGTTAAATTCTCCAACCACTAAACCGTCCCAGCCAGTGAAATGCTGGTCTTGTGTTGCTACTAGGGCGCCATTATTATCATCATAAACTCGAGGCCAGCTTCCTACATTTGGTCTTTCAGATACGAAAGTTCCTGACCAAGAACCTCTCCTGTTTCTCGACGGGTTAAAGGTGCTTGGTTTAGATTGCCATGTGGTAGCGCTATTTCTGCACCCCAGAAAATCTGTCATACTCCACTGAGAGCTTGCCACCCAACTATTTTTGCCTCCTATAGAATTAAGAACTAAGCCGAATCTAAATAGCATATCATGATAGACATCATACCAGCTTTTATCGGAACTTGCAGGAGCAGTTATTGTAATAACGTATTGAATAATAGCTATTTGAGTATTTGATTGCACCACTGAACTTGGAAAACTTGCACAGCTTATAAAACTAAAAAAGTTGGCTGATGAAGATCTTACAAGAGCTACAGAATTTATATTTCGTGTACTTGTACTGAGTGGAGGCCCTAATTCTCTTAAAACCGTAACTGTAACTGTTTCGTTATCAAAAGACATAGTTACAGCTGGAGTTCCGGGTATGTCTCTTGGCTTACTCCAAGTACCTGGAAGAGAAAAAACACTTCTATCAAATGTTGAAATATATTCATCGTTCACTAAAAAAGCATAACCTCCTATCGATGAGGATTGGCCATTTCTATCGCCTACAGGTATATTATTGTCTAAATATACCTGTGTGCTATTACTATTGTGATCCCAGCCCGCAGGGTTACCAAAGTAGTGGTTATGTAAAAAAGCATTCTCAACAACATCAGAGGTATATTCTACCTCATTCGTAAATGCATTTTTTAAACTTATTTGTACTTCACCTTTTAACATAATTATGTCCTAGTTATATATACCCCGAAAGAAGACTCCGTCGAAGAAAAAGTATTTGTATTGTTTATAGACTCTGTCTCTTCTGCGCCTACAATTACTGTATATCTTATTAAATTCTCAACCTGACCGTTCTCAGCAAGATCAAAAGGATTGTTTAAATTAATATTTTCTGTTTTCGATACTACTATAGTTCCTTGTCTTTGTAGCTCCGAGATAGATGCTGACGGCGCGACTAGAGAGAAAATATTTCTATTGTTTATAGACTCTGTTTCTTGTGCTCCTACAATTACTGTATATCTTATTAAATTCTCAACCTGACTGTTCTCAGCAAGATCAAAAGGATTTAATGAATCAAGCTCTTCAGTCTGAGTTATAAAAGCCGTCCCATAAACTAGCACACAAGAATCAATTACTGGACCGACAGCACTTCCCGTTCTTAAACTTATTATAAATGCTTCTGTATCTACTCCCGACTGCTTAACAACATCAAAAGTTGCCGTATTTAAATTATTCGTTCCTGTTGGTGTAAAACTTCCAGATATTAAATCAAAATCAACACCGCCGGTAGCATTTTCAATAGTCCAATAAATTGTTTGAATATCGAAAAAGTTTGCTGTATAATTTATCGTTGTAGTATATGGGCTTCCCAGCTCCAACAAAACAAAATCAATATCTTGCTGTAAAGCATTTGTTATCCTTCCACCTATAAAACTCTCAGGTAAAAAGTTTAAAGTTATAGTATCAACAATCTCTCCACTAATACTATTTTTTCGAAGATTCAGAGTTCTTGGTGTACTCTGCTCTACGTCAAGTATAGACTGTAATACTTTTGTAGCGCTGCTTGAGGCAAAACTACCTGATAAATCTATGACCCCAAAAGTGGGATTTGCTAAAAGGGAAGAGCTTGCTATAGGATCTATTGAAAAGTATATATTCTCTGCTGGGTCGAAGTTCGAGACTCCAACATATACTGTTAAAGATTGTCCGGAAGTTATATTCTCCGACCCTACAGGATCTCCCTGATCGTTCACCCACTGAAAAACTTCTGCACCTACTGAAGTATCTAAAACCAGTACTTCTTTTGAGACTAATACTGCTCCGCCAATAGAACCCTCACGTATAGAAAGAGTGTATGTTTCTTGTCCTTCGGTAGTTACATCATCTATTGTTTGTAAGTTAAAAGAACCTGTGGCGGCTTCTTGTGTTCCTGTCATGGAGAAAGAACCGCTTACTGCAGTAAAATCTGGCGAAGCTCCTAAAGAGAGAGTCCAGTATAATAGTTCAGGGCCCCTATTAGTACTAGTCAAATTTATTGTTTCAGTAACGCCCTCATCTAGTATAATTCTTGAATTTAGTATATTTAATAAAGCTATCTCGCTTTGATCTTCAAATACTCTAATAAAATCACAATTAATTGATCCTATAGTATCTGTTACATATACCCTATTATAAGAAGGGCAATAAACAATTATCTCTTTTTCACCAGAAGGCTCATTGCTGTCCGGAACAGTAAACGAAAAATTCTTAAACTTCTCTCTTTCGTTCAGAAAAGAAGATATTCTAACAATTTCTTCTGACGACCTATTAGTAAATGCTACCGAGTATACTTCTTCGTAACTATTTGTACCTATAGATACACGGCTATCATACCCTTCCCCGAAGCTCTCTATATTAAAAATAGGCTTTAAAGATTTTTTAAAATCTTTATCGGGTACTACTCTAGTACTAGTTAGATCTAAAAACCCTAAAGCCACTAGCTTGCACCATAAGGACTGAGAATACCTCCTGGTCTCTTTTGGTTTTGTAGTTCTTGTTGGACTGCTACGGCTATAGCTTTACCCAGGTTTCCGGCTTGGTTAGAATCTTGGCTTGAAGTAGTTTGTCCTTGTCCTTCATTATTAATAGTAACTCCAACACTTACATTATTTGTTTGCGAACTACCCATTCCGGTTACAGGAATAGACTTACCGTCGGGAAGAGGAACTATAGCTTCATTCATTTTGCCCTCTCCTACTAAGCCTAAAGTAGGTTTATTTATTATTCCTCCATTCGCGTAAGCTCTGAAACCTCCAGGAGCCATTCCTCCATTTGCAAAGCCAAAGAAACCTAATCCAGCTTTCACAAGGCTCATAAAACCGCCACCAGAACCACCTCCGCCTCCGAATAAACCGCCTAGTTTATCAAAAAGACTGCTAAAAATTCCTCCCAATTTGGAGAGAAACGACCCCTCTCCACCAAATAAACCTTTTAGTTTTGTTACAAAACTACCTTCTCCACTAAAAAGACCTTTTAATTTACCAAAGAATCCTTTATTTTGTACAGCAAGCTGTTCTGTAGGTTTGATTATACCCTTTTCTAGAGTCTCTTCTAGCTGCTTATTTAATCCTAAAGGATCTTGTCCAGACTCTAAAAAGTTTGGCAGAGAATCTGGTCTTACAGGCGCTTGATTAGAAGCAACTCCAGACTCATTAGTGCTGCTCCCTAGAGGTGCGTTTCTGTTTCTTAAGTACTCATTAAATAAAGGGCCGCCGTCTGCCGCAATTCCTGCAGCGTTTCCAGAGGGACGCAAGGCGGGAGGCAAAGTGCTGGGGTCTACTGTGGGCCCGTCATTTAAATTTACTCCTGAGGGAGGTGGCGCATCGCCAGCAGAACCACAGCTACACCGCTCGCATGCTGCAGCAATCGCAGCAGCCCCTCTAGCAAAAGTATCTGATAATTTTGCAGCAAAACTGTTGCTTGAGCTATCTATTGTTTGTTTAATATTTGTAGACCCTGAATCAAAAGAATCTACAATATTTTTCCTGACTCCTTCCTTAGTTTCTTCTCCCGCTACGGCTTCTTTAAATAACGCCGCTATCTCTGCATAATCGTTGGGGTCCGGCTTTAAACCTAAAAAGATTTCTAATCTTTCGGGCAATAATGCTTTTAATATTTTAAGTGCTATTATCTTATTTACAAAGTCCCCAATAGTTTTTGCAAGAGATTGAACAAAACTTTTGGCTGCATCTTTAAACTTTTCCGTACCGCTAACTACGTCTGTTATAAGTTTTGCTAAATTATCTTGTAGAGAGCCTCCAATAACTTTTCCTAATTTATCGAACTCGTCTGCTTGCTGCATAGTTAATTTAATTCTTTCTTTCTGTATATCTCTCAATCGAATCAACGCTTCTTGTTCTCTCACAAGGCCCGCTCTTACATTAGGCTGATTAGCTAATCGTATTGCAATCCCTTTAGCGTCAATATCATTATTTATTTTTTGCAGCTTAGAAGTTTCTTGTAGTACTTTTAGCTTTGCAGTCTCTATTTCTTTTGCCTTTCCGGTTAAATTGCTGATATTAATTTGAGCAACTGCAAGATCTCTTTGAGTGTCTAAATAAGCTCGAGTCTGACTACGAACAATCCTAATCCTTTCTGCTAGCTGTTGAACTAGTGGCAGACTTTTACCAAAAGAATCTTGAAACTGTTTAGAAAAATCTGAAAGTTCTCCTGTAAAAGCTGATTGCGAGTTTGTCGCGTCTTTTATAGATTTCTCTACGGCGGTTATACTAGAAAGTACAGCATCTAGCCCGTCTATTCCACTGTCTTTAAAACTATTTACGGTTTGAGTTAAAGAATCTATTGAATTAGCGAAACCTGAAGTATTGGTAGTTGCTTCTCTAGCTTTAATACCTGCGGCTTCAAGGACAGATATTATAGCCTCTATTTGGGCAACACCGGTTACTTTAGTGTCTTTAAGCGTTACTCCTAAGGCACTGAGTTCTGCCTTCACTTTAGGCAATACTGCCGTAAGATTTTCAAAGATTTGCTCAAGATTTGAGTCAGGATCACTCTCAAGAACAGCAAGAGATTTCCTAAAAATCGATGCGGTGTTTAAAGTTACGATTGAATTTGCTTGTTGAAGAGCAGTGCCTTCTTTAAGCAATTTATTTACATTTTCATAAGCTTCTGAGTAGCTTTCTAATTCCTTATTGAGGTCTTCTATTCTTTTCTTGGCGATTTCATTTTTCTTATTTAATTCTTCTTGTTGGGCTGCAGCCTGGCCTATAGCTCCTTCTTTATATTGCTTTACAAGGCTTCCATTCTCGCTCGCTAACTCTGCTAGATTAAATTTAGAATCTTCTAAGGTTTTTTGAAAGTCGCGTGAAGCGTCTGTAGCCAAAGGTGTTAAATTATAGATTCTTGTCCAACCTAAAGCTATAGCTCCTAATGTATTTAGTATAAAACCAAAAATTACTCTTACTACTGGCCCAAGACGATCAACAAATCCGAGTACATTTTTTGAAAGTGAATTAAAATTATTAACAATACCTAAAATAAGATCTTTTACGAGTAAGAATACTCCCACAAATCCTGCAAAACTTAAAGCTTTTGACGCTATTCTTCCTGCTGTTGCGGCAGCATTACCTATCCTCTTGAAGGCGCCTATTGCTGCAGACCTGGCCTGAAGCATTGTTTTCTTAAACCCCAATAGCCAGACCTTCCAGGTTTGAGTAGTTTTTTGAGCAGCTGCTGAATTTGCAACTTCCATTTCTCTTAAAGCTGCTCTCATTGCTCGTACAGCTTCTAAAGATGCGCCCTTATATACACCCTTAATGACTTCGCCATTCTTAATAATCTCTCTTTCTACTCTATCAAGATCTTTTTCGAATCTTTTCGCATTAATTGGGGATAGCGATTCTCCGCGAGCCAGAGTAGCAGCAAACTTAGATTGAGTTTGTCCTGCTAAAGTTGCTCCTGCGCTTTGAAGGCTTTTTGATGCTGCGGCTTTTAGTTTATTTGCATTTACACTTGCCTCTGCAAGCTCTACCTTAATCTTTTCTATTTTCATGTCTAACTTGCCAAGAGCAGTATCCGCGGCAGAACCAATATCTTGAAAGTCCTGTTTCCATTCCTCTAAAGGAAGAGCTGCCTTTGCTATTGATAGACCCAGAGCGCCAAAAGCTAAAATGGCCGTAGTAGAATTATTAGTAATAATATTTGCTAAAGCTTCTACGGCGGGAAGTATCCCTTGAGTTACTTGTTTTATGATTTTGTCAAAAGCAACCTGTAATTTAACAAAAGAGTTTGTAGCAGGCTCTACAGCACCAAACTGTGCGTCCAACTGTTTTTGTACTTCTAACAGAATTGCTTGAGACTTTTGAAAATTATTTAACTTATCAGCGGCTACGCCTATTGCTCCGCCATAGCTCTTAGTTGCTTTTTCTAATCGAAGAACAATACCAAGTTCGTCTAGTAGTTCAGGCTCTGCTTTAGATACACCTCGAACTAACCTGTCGAAAGATTCTTCAAAATCTCTTCCCAAAGCTGCAGAAGCTTTTCTAGCACCGATTGCTAAATCATTTAATTGTTGCGGACTGAAGCCTTTAGCTACCCCGATTGCGGCAGCTTCAGAAGATTTTTGAAATGTAAGCATTCCATCAGAAGCTTCTTGTAGACCTTGAGCAATTCTTTTTAAGCCTACACCTGTTTTAGAAGTATAGTCTTCTTGAGCTTTTACCAGGATAGATGTATCTGCGGCTTTTTTGAAAAAGTTAAATGCGGCTGAAATTGCAAATACGTTTGCCGCTAGAACCGCATAAGCAGGCACAAGACCGCCAGTAATGCCTTGTGCCATTTTTGAGAAATTTTTAGAAGTATTTGATGATGCTTGGGCAGCGCCTTTTAATCTTCTATCTGCTGTCTGTGCCGATACCCCTACCTTGTCTAGTCTACCGCCTAGACGTTGAGCACTCTTTTCGGTAAGACGCATGCTCCCATCATCATCTACAATAATACTGACTTTAACTGTTTTGGCCATTATCCCTGCACATTATGGGCGTACTGTTTTCCGCCTGCTTTAGCTTTTCTCTCTTCCTTCTTACGTCTTTCTTCTTGGTCTTTATTTATTTTTTCACTATATAACTCTTGTATCCTTGACAGAAAGAAAACTATTATTTTTTTATCTTCTCTTACATTAAATAGTTCAAGAAAAAAATCAGCGCAAGACCAATCTTTTCCGAAATAGGCTCCAGAAAAGCCATCCCATCTATCGGGCATATAACTAAAAATAGTAAGAGCTAATTGTACTTCTTCCGGTAAATCTGAAGTAGAGGGAGGTAGTCTTTTTGGGTCGGGCTCAGTACCTAACTGTTCACACATCATTAGGTATTTATCGACACTTATTCCTTCGGAGTTGAACTCGATACTTTTTTGGACAAGTCGGAGACATTCTTCGACTTGTTTTTCGTAAAATTTTCCAGTTCACCTAATGTATCGGTGACCCAAGTATCAAAATCTGCAGAATTTTTCATTAGAATTTCTGCTTCTTCTTGTGAATAAGGTAATTCCGAGTTTGGATCCATCCCTTCAGTATCTACTAATAGAAGTTCTTCTAAGTATGATAACTTTAGACCGGACCACCCTTTAATTACTGCATTCACGTATTCGGCGAGAAACTTATCTTCGTCTAATATTTCTTCTGCTTGGTGGGTAGAACGATTAAATTTCTTATTGAGACATTTTTTGCGTAAAGCAAGCAACTCTTCACGAGCTAGATAACATAGTTCCACGCAAAACCCTTGCATTCCCGGAAATTCAATCGAAACGGTCATGCTGGGCTTCATCAAAGTTTTTAGAGACACTTGACTCATAATGTAATATTCCTCTTTAATATAAAATAAGGGGGAGTTGCCTCCCCCAATCTTTTATAATTATACTAAAAGAGTAGCAAATTGTCAAGAGTTATTTTTTCTTATTATGATGCTCTATAGACAATTGTTGCTTCGTTAGTATTATCAACATTACCTGACTGAGGTTGTCCGTGGAATGCGATATCAAGAGTTAAGAGATCTTCCACGTTAATTACAGGAACCTCTAAATGAGCAAACTGCATGTCAAAACTAATGCTTGGAGTACCTGTACCGCCAACATTAATTGCCATATCTACAGTGTTTCTTACAGTTTCGGTGTCAGAAACTAAGTCATTAAATAACTGTGCCGACTTCGAAGCACCAGTGTCAAGATAGCAAGTGAGATTTCCACTAATAGCGCGAGAACCCGTAATGTTTGCGATAGGAATATTAATCTTACCAAGCTCTTCTGGAGTAAGGTAGCTAATATTGTTTTCAAAATTGATAGAACCTCCAGTTAGAACAACTGTATAGGTAACATCTGGAGAGCCATCTGTTCTTGTAATATCTACAGTAGAGATACGATTTCGAATAAAACTGTTAGTGTCTGTAATGTCTAGTTCACTCGCGCTAGTTTCTGTCGCTGCTACAACGCCAGCTCCATTATCAGTAATTGTAGCACCAAAGCCACTCCACTGTAAAGTGGCAATACCATCTATATCAAAATCCATAGTAACACTATTTACAACAATGTCATTACAAATGTAGGTCTGTGCAGTTCCACCCGTAGGAACAAATTGAAAGTATACTTTCCAGCCGGAAGCAAAGCTAGAAATATTTGACCCGTTCAAATTAAACGTATTACTAGTTGCATCACAAGCATTCACGGGGACAGCAGGACTTACCGCGGTGCTGGTAAAAATAGCTGTAGCGTCGGCGTACGTGTCTCCTCCAGCCCATAAAGCCCATAAAGCCTCTTCTACGGGTCGAACTAAGTTTGGTGACGCAACAAGCTGTGGTCGTGCATAAGTACTAAAACTCCACTCAACGGGGGCTAAAGCATCATTAAAAAGCAGTCTTGCTCTTCGTGATGTAATGCCTGCTTCATTGACTGTAATTTCTGAGGCATTGATTGCCTGACTAAATGAGAATCCATCAAGTACTGGAATTTCCCAACGAAAACTCGCTGTAGGATCTTCCAGGATTACTTGTACGTCTCTTGTAAATTGTAGTGCCATTTATTTTTCTCCTAACAGAGTTTTATAAGCTATTACTTATAATCTGTCTTAACCTTCTAGGTTAGTAACGAACTTCTAATACTATTTCCCCGATCGCTAATGGTTCGAGGGCACCTTCGTCAGTATCTAAACTTACCATAGTAATTTGTTGTACCGACTGAGTGTTTCCATCTTGGTCTGTGTATGACAAGGCTGAGTTTGATTCAATGACAAACTCTATGTCCTCGAACAACTTTTCCAAAGCCATTATAGCATCTTCTTGTTGTACATAGACCCGGAGAGATACAGTCATAAACCTGTCTTTGTATCCCGATCCTTGGTACTGTCGAGTTTCTGGGCCTGCACTAACATGTATTGCAGGAAAATCCTCTACTTCATCCCAAAATAAAAGCTTAGGTAAAACATTATTATATACGTTTGACCTGTAGGGGGTGTTTCCATTTATTGCTTTAAGTTTAGTAACTAAAGCAGTGATTATGGCCATTCTTCTCGAAGTGTAGTCTCTTATAGCCATTATAGTCTCCTAGTGTAAAATCTTGCTTTTAGTAAATCTGCTGCTATAGACCGAATAGATCGTTCTATTAACTTTCTAGGGTCTCTATCTTTATTGGCCCAAGGCTTTCTTCCTGCTCCTAACTCAAAAACCTGATAAGGATTTTTATCGTATGTATATCCAATACTCGGAAACCCTTGCCTAGTTCTTGTTATTGTTTCCACACGAACGCTACTTGCAAATCTACCACTTCTATTTACAAGCCCAGGATAACCCATATTTTTTCTTACTTCCTGAGGAAGTTTAGAGTTTAAAATAGTCTGTAAAGATAGTAGGGACTGAGGATTTCTTGAACCTTTTTTTGTCGCAGAAGAAGTTTTATTTTTCTTCCTAACGTTTGTCTTTTTTGTGGTCGATCTTCCAGTAATTACGGAATCATTAGCTCCGTCCCTTTTTCCTCTCCTAGATTTTGGTGATTCTTGTTTATCGAATCCTTGTGCAGTTACTTTAAAATTTTTACTGCTTGCTTTTAAAAGATTAGTTACAATAGCTTGTTGTGCACCAGCCGAAACTTTGTCTACACTAGACTGGCTTCCTTTAATTGTTGCAAAGTCTGTGCCTTTTTTAGAAATCTCTTTGAAAATTAATTCTTCAATCTGTGGACGAAGATTTCTCCAGTCCAAAGACTCTTCTCCTGGCTTATTTGCCTTAGAGGGGCCTAGCTTTCCCTGAACTACTATATTTCCATTGTATAAATTAGGAGTATTTTTTTCTGTCTTTGACCACACCCAATCTATACTATCTACCATCTTAAGAATAGCCGATCTACCCGCTTTAATT